CGACATTCGAATTCTTTGACAAGATAGTTCACCTCCTTCTGTGCTGAATTCTTGAATTGTTTGTAATCATCATCAACCTGACTGAAGTCAGCAGCTGCAGTTTGTTTCCTTCCATATGCATCAGTAAATTCCAAAGGTTTCAGTTGTTCTTCAAAGTAAGAACCAATCTCGCGATGAACCCTTGAGTTTTTTATGACATACTCAGAAAGATCAATATCGGGAATCTCTGCATAGAGGGAACTACGACAAGCCCTATCGTCAATCAGTTCTTGAAGTTTGGATTCAAGATTCTTACCAGTTTGAATCTCAGGTTTTTTCTGTTGTTGACCTTGAGTGGGTTGTTGTTTCTTTTCACCTGGTTTGCCAGATTCAGGAGTCGAATTGGGGTCTGACTCTCCACTCTCATCCGATTCCAACTTTATTTCTTCTTTCTGTTTTGGAACTTCTTGGGTACAGAAATCAAACAAAACTCTTGCTGCGTGAAGAGTGTCTTCCCAAGTTTCTACTGATCCAACCAAATCAACAATGGGTTTCTCTTCTTCAGAGAAGGGAATAATCATATGATTCCCACCTTTGAAGTACAGATTGATACGATCACCCAGATTGGTTTCTGGAAGTTCACTCTCTTCAATTCCAAAGAAGTTATCTTCTACCAGAGTTTTGTATCCATTGTAAAAAGTCTTACCCATTCCTGGATACTTTCTCTTCATCAGTTTCTCAATACGAACATCCTCAACTACATTGAGAAACTGGGGGTTTATATCTTGAGGTGGATCCACATTAGGAGTGTAGAGAGCATGACCCACTTCATGACCCACCAGAAGGTCATACACGATACTCGAAGCCCGTTTCCAGATGGGTAGAGTGAGAACCCTATTATTCACATCAAAGGATGCAGTAGTAGCCTGATGAGAGTTCTCTACAATCAAATCTTCAGTTGCCAACAACTTTGCCAGTTGTGATTTGATTTCTAGATCAATCATTTCTCTTTGACTCTTTGATCTCATCATACAACAAAACCCAGAGAATTTTCCTGGGTTCAACCAGTTGTTACACTGGCATAACCAAACCCCCTTGGAGTTGGAAGCTCCTCGGGGGCCTGTCGGTCGGTGTGTCCTCCCTTAAATTACTCGGTTAGAATGTGGCGACAGAACCTTTTTGCGTCGCTATCGTTTCCTCCCACCTCTGCCATACAGGAAAAGTAATCTGCTACGCGGTCGTTTAGATCCTCCATCCGCGGTTCTTCATGGATTTCCCAAGTGGCGAGCTCATTATAAGAAACAAGGTTTTTCATAGATGAATACCTCACTCATGTTTTTATTTAGTGAAGATAAGGGAATATTTCGAGTTTGTAATGAAGTATTGTTACTCCACTCTAGACTTCAACCTACTAAACCCTCTTATCTTCTCATATTCTAACACCTTCTCGAACTTTTCCTCAAGTCCAGATTTGTGCGAAATAACAAAGATATTGCAGTCCTTGATGGTGAATCTAATAATCTTTAGAAAATCCTCTGTACCAAAACCATCCAGAGAAGAATCAAACACCTCGTCCATAATCAACAGGTTGGTATTGACAGAGTTCTTGAACCTTGCTACCTCTCTCCAGGTGAACAGCAAAGCAAGGTCAATCCTCATCTTCTCACCCTCAGAGAATGATGAGTAAGTGAAGTCTTCATGAATGGGAGTTTCGATAGTCTCGTTGAACTCCTCATCCAACTTGAAGTTGATATAAAAATCCATCATCTGAAGATACTTGTTCACTGATTGATTGATCAGTGGCAAATACTTCTTGATGATCATTGCCTTGACTCCACCATCTTTCAGAAGGTTGTAAGTAAAATCATGGTAATAAGTGTCTTCCTTCTTACCACCAACCTCTTCAAATGTGTTTTGGAGTCTGTCCTTGAAGTCTTCTAACTTTTCATGCTCAGTATTTCTGTTCTCAAGTTGCTCGGTAATTGTTTGAATTTCAGATTCCAGTTGTGTGATCTGTTGTTGACAACCAGAGATTCGAGTATTGTTTTGAGAAATGCCATGTAAAAGTTGAGTGACCTCCTTAGAGATTCGTTGGAAAGAAGACTCCCTCATCTCTTCGTTTTTAATTGCTTCTTCGAGTTCTTGATAACCCTTCTGCAACTCTGCAGCTTTATTCTGGGAGTCTTCAATCTTATTTAGTCTGAAGGTCTCTTCTATGGATTGTGTACAGGTTGGGCAAACCGTCTTCTCAGTAAAAAATTTATGTTCCTTTACGAGAGTTGCAATCTTCTGTGACAGTTTGCCTTTAACATTGCCAAACTCTTTCAGTTTCTTTGTGGCACCCTGAAGTCCCTCCAGTTCGTCCTGAAGTTTTGTTGACTGCACTTCCAGGTCCTGGTTTTCATGAACATAACCGTCCACACTTGCCAGCAGTGCTGTGATCTTTTCTTTCTTTTGTAAAATGTTATCGTTGCCTCTCTTCTCCAGTTGCTCGATAAAGTTCTTCTGCATTTCAACTTTATCTTTCAGACTGTCCTTCTTCAGATCCAGGGTACGAATCTCTTCACGAAGACTCCGAATCTTTTCCTTGATTAACGTATTCATCGAAGAGAAGATGCGAATATCCAACAGATCCTCAACCACTTCCCTGCGGGAAGCAACAGGAAGTTGCATGAATGGAACAAACGAACTGCTTCCCAGAATCACGATCTGAGTGAAACTCTTATAATTCATCTTCAGAACATTCTGTTCCAACCACTTCTGCTGATCCACAGCAGATGCATTCTGGTCCAGTGGTTGGTCGTCTCTGTAAATTTCAAAGACCGCTGGTTTGATTCCTCGGACAACTTTCCAAGGTGTGGAGTTCACAGAGAACTCAATCTCAACTAAACAACTCTTTTCGTTGGTTGTGTTGACCAGTTGAGGTTTATTGATTTTACGAAATGCTTTCCCATACAAAGAAAAACACAAAGCATCAAGAATGGTGCTCTTGCCTGCTCCGTTAGAACCAATGATGAGAGTGGTCGATTCTTTATCAAGTTGGACTTCAGTAAACTGGTTCCCTGTACTTAAGAAATTCTTCCATCTAATCTTTTCAAATGTAATCATGTTCTTCTAAGCTGTGAGGAGGAATCACAACGTCATCTTTGGTAATTATAGTATAGCAGTGATCGTGTATTTCGCAAGTCTTAATCATTATTTCATCCTCCACTTCCATTACATGCATCTCAGGGAATCCAAGTTCTTCCAGTTGCATGGCATAACGAACAGCATCATCCATCAATTCAAAGATGTAGAGAACTTGTTCCCCATCATCATTCCGAACCGAATAAGCACCTTCGACTTCTTTGCCCTCAACTGCAAGAATGAACATTAGACTAACTCACATGCCTCTTGGTAGATTTCCCTAATCAATTTCTGAACTTTGGACTTATCCAATTCCGTTTCAGTTTCTTCAATGTAACGATCAAGAATTGTTAGCGTGTCTTCTGACTGCAGAACTTCATCTGCTTCCTTATCATACCAACCACTAAAGTCAAAGTTCTCAACAATCTTCAGATCAGCAACTCCAGTCTGATAAAGTTTATCAATAAACTTCTCAAACTTAACAGTGTTGGATTTATTTACAACAACCACTTTGACAATCTTATTTACATAAGGTGTGGCATCAAAGAGTTGATGATCGGTGTCGTCATACTTGATGGAATAGAACATCTTGTATGGGTTATCCACATACTCGTGTTCTAAGGTTTCGGTGTCTAGGATTGTGAACCCACGGTTATCACCCACGTCGGTCCAATACATCTCATAAGGATTACCTAGGTAGAAGATTCGTCCGTCAGTTGATCTTGTATGGTAGTGACCTGAAAAGACCTTTTCGAACTTCTCAAATAACTTGCTCTCCAAACCATGGTCCATGACGATCTGTCGATTAACTCTAAATCCGTTGAGTTCAAGATGCCCCAACGCGACGTTGCAACGAGTCTTTTGAACAATTTTGACAGTGTTTTCTTCATTTTCACTATTGATCCAGGGTACAAGTAAAACGTCTAACCCAGCAACAGTCGCTTCTGCTGCTTCCGAATAGACATGGACATTATCATATTCTTTCAGTAACAACTCAACACTGTTAACTGAGTTCGTGTTCTTATAATAAGCGTCGTGGTTACCAGCAATGAGGTGCATCTCAATGTCTCTTTCCTTCAGTGGTTCAAACACAACACGCTTAGACCACTGGAGAGCAGAGAAGTCAATGCCTTTACGGGAGTCGAAACAGTCTCCCATGTGAATCACATGTTTAATTCCCAACTCATCGATTGTTGGAAAGAAGATGTTGGCATAGAACTCTTCAAAGTAATCATGAAACAGTTTAGAGTTCTTACGGGCACCATAATGAGTGTCCGTGATGACAGCAATCTTCATGAATAACGCAACTTTGCGTGCACAGAATCCTTGATGCTATTGTAATCGGAATAGTTCTCTGCGTCAAGATCGTTGGCATCGAAGACTTCATCAAAGTTTGTCTTCTCAAGAATCTTGTTCTTGATCTCCAGTTGCTTCTTCTCCTGAGAGATGCGTCTGAGGAATGCGTAGTAAATGATCTGAGTAAAGTAAGCAAAAGGATTCTTTGACTTCTCAGAATTGAAGTTGTGGATGTAGCGAACACAGTTCTCAATTCCGTCACAGATCATGTCCTCACGGAACAT